GTAGAAAGAGAAGATGAAATTCAAAAAACTCCTAGTTACTTAGATAAAGAACCGGCAGCTTTAATGAAAGACACTTACACTACAATTGAAGAAGCTCAAGAAAGAGCTAAAGAACTTGGTTGTGAGGGAACACACTACATTGATGTAGATGGTGATAAGTTCTACATGGCTTGTGCAACACATCAAGATTACTTAGATGCTGTTAATAAACCTAAAAAGGGAAACATAGAAGAAATTAAAGTTTCTCTAGAAGAAGCTGAAACAATGTACAAAAAAGGTGACAAACTACATAGTCCGGAAGAAAAAGCACCGGATAAAATAACAAACTTTCCAAAGAGTGGAGATAATCAAAAAATAAGTTTATCTAACTCGCAACATAAACAATTCCCTAGTCACGCTTATGTTAAAGACTTAAAAGAAAACTGGCCAGAGATTTGGAGAAGAGCAGGTACCGGTGGTAATCCTCCTACTTCATTTACTGGTAATGATGCTTACAACAGATGGACTGCCTACAAAGGTGGAGATAGAAGTGAGTCAGTACTTAACTGGGTTAAGAGAAGAGAACGCTTTATGAATCGTCACAAGAAAAATAACAGACTTAACGGAACTATTGCTGTTATGAAATGGGGCGGTGTAACTGCTGGTGGTGTTTCACAAATGAAGTCAATTGTTAATGATTATAAAAAAGTTATTAGAGAGCGTAGAAAAAAATCTCTTGATATAGCAGAAGAGTATTTGTTAAAAGCAGTATCTGATAGAGTTAGAACCGCTCTTACTAATAAAGTAGAAGACCATAACTCTAAAAATCCTAAGCATAGAGCAACAGTTAGAATGCTTATTGCAGTATTTAACAGAGGTGTTGGTGCATATAGAACTAACCCAGGTTCAGTTAGAGGTAATGTTACATCTGCTGACCAGTGGGCAATGGCCAGAGTTAACGGTTTTTTGAGAGCATTAAGAACAGGTAAGTTTAGAAGAAAACCTTATGACCAAGACTTGCTACCAAGTTCACATCCATTGTCTTCTAAAAAATCTGGAACCAAAGCAGAATCAGTTAGAGTAGGTCAAGCTGTCAGTTGGTCAATCAACAAAGACCCAGACCCACCATCAATTGTTCATGGTATTGTTACATCAGTAAACGATGAAGATGCGACTATTATGGTATGGGCTCGTTTAGAAAATGGCGACCATAAAAGAACAGATAGAAGCGTAAAAGTAGAGATTTCAAAGCTCAGAATAATATCAGACTTTAGATAATAAAAAACTAAATCCCCAAAACATAGTATAAAATAGTTAAGACGCACATCTGAATAATCTATTGTACAATTTAAGATTGAAGGATGTATGAATAACGAATCTAAAAATATTGATATAGAGTTAAAAGATGACTCTGGTCAAGTCGAAGCAGTTTTCAGTTTGTTCAACTCCCTTGACAGCGATGGAGATGTTGTTGTACCGGGAGCTGTCAAATCTGGTTTTAAAAATAATCAAGTACCTATGGTTTGGTCACATAAATGGGACATGCCAATTGGAAAAGGTACAATCGCACAAGATGATGATAAAGCCGTATTTAAAGGCGAGTTTTTTATGGATACAGAATCCGGTAAAGAAGCTTATAATCTTGTAAAAAATATGGGTGACATGCAACAATGGTCATTTGGATATAAAGTAAATGATTCAGAGTATGCAAAAGCAGATGATAATAGTACAAATGCTAGATACCTAAAAGATTTAACTGTTTATGAAGTTTCACCAGTTCTTGTTGGAGCTAATCAAGATACTTACACTCTTGCTATTAAATCCAATACAGAACTTCTTAAAGAAATAACAGAACAAAAAAGTGAGATTCAAGAAGAAGAATCTACATCTTGTGCTTGTTGTTCAGATAAGAAGTCTTACGAAGATGAAGAGCAAGAAATGAAATCTTGCAAATATCATGAGGGTGGTCCTTGTGTAAAGATGGAAGAGGATAAAAAAGAAATGAAAAGTGAAGAAGATTTAGAGATTTCAGAAGGAAGCAAACCTTTCTCTGATGAAGTCAAAGATGTGCTTGCCGCATTGGATGACTTAGTCGCAAGAGCTAAAGCAATAGCTATGCTCCGCGACGAAGATGGTAGGAAATTAGGCGTTAAAGCCACCGAAGCATTGCGTTCAGTCGCAGACGACTTAAATGACGCATGGACCGAGATTGATGAGTTCATCGGAACTGTTGGTACAGAAGGTGCTTTGGAGTTAGAAATAGAAGAAGAACTTGTGGAAGATGAACAAGCTGAAACAGAAGAGGTAGCTGAGGCTTCAACTGATACTATTGATGTTGAAACTGAAGTCGAAGAAGTTACTGAGGAAGAAGCACCAGCAGATGAACCTGCTGTTGAAGAACCGGAAGATGAAGCTGCTGAAGAAGAAACTCCAGAAGATAACACTGATTCATCTGACGATGAGGAATTTGACGCAGAGTGGGCAAGAGCTCAGCAGATTATCGCTGAATCTCTAGTCGAAGAAATAGAAGAAGTATAAGCAATATAGATTGGAGAATCTAAAAAATGGGTAAAATTAACGAACTCATGGACCAAGTTGCTGCTAAGAGAACAGAACTTAAATCTGTCTTTGAAGCTAACGAAGACGGCAAGTACACCTCTGAACAAAAAGAGGAAATTAAGTCAAGAAATGACGAACTTGCTGAACTCGTAGAAGACCTTTCAATTGAGAAGAAAAAAGCTCAAAACGAAAAGGCTCTTGCAGAAGATTCAAAGCCAGTATCTGAAATGCCACAAGCTGGTGTATCAGCAGAAGTAAAATCTGTTGGCGAGCAATTTGTAGACACAGATGCATATAAAAATTATATGTCTAACGGTGTCAAAGGTGTTGACTCAAAAGTTGAGACAAAAACATCATTAACAACTACAGGATATCCACCGGAAGTCTTAAGACAACCTGGAATCTTGGAGACCGCTCTTAGAGACCCAAATGCTGTTATATCATTATTTGATGTAATCAACAGTGACCAAAATGCTTTCTCATACCTTGAGGAAACAACCTTCACAAACAATGCAGCTGAAGCTGCTGAAGGTGCCGCAGTTGGTGAAGCAGCATTAGCTTTCACAGAGCAAACAGAAGCAATCCGTAAAATGGGTATTTTCATCCCAGTTACAGATGAATTATTAGCAGACGAAAGCGGTATCCAAGGATACATCAACTCTCGTTTACAAACAATGATTAGACTTCGTATGGACAGCCAACTCCTTAGTGGAGACGGTACTGCTCCAAACTTAGAAGGAATCTTAGACGCTGGTAAATCATCCGTTGGCTCAACTGACTTTAGCTCCTATGCAGGAACTTTAGGTAAAATTGGTGCTATTTACGGTGCAATTACCGACATTCGTGTCAACGCATTCACAGAACCAGATGCAATTATTATGCATCCTAATGACTGGAATGATGTTGTTACTTCTGTAGGTGCAGACTTTGCCGGAACTTCATCCGCTGGTTATACAGAAAAGTCACCACTTTTCGTAGCAGCAGGTGGAATGGGCGCAGGTCCTTCAGCACAAATCTGGGGACTAAAAGTCGTTCCTACAACCGCAATTGCCGCAGGTACAGTACTTGTTGGTAAATTCGGTGGTGGCGAAGCAGCTAATGTTGTTATGAGACAAGGTATGGAAGTAGCCGTATCTGACTCACATAGCGATTTCTTTACAAAGAATCAATTAGCAATCAGAGCTACAATGAGAGTCGGTTTCCCTGTTTACAGAGAAGCAGCTTTCCACAAAATCACTAACTTCTAAAGTTAGCTAGATTTATACTTAAGAGCGGGATTAAACCCGCTCTTTTGTTTTTATAAGGTAGAATATAAACATTATGTCAGAATATATTAAACCACAAAAAAGCATTTGGAAAATGAAAGATGGTTCTATTTGGGAAGGTCCTTTATCCGAACTTCCTAAATCTGGAGCTTCTCTCATTGCTAAAGCAGGTAAAGAATATCCTACTGAATGGCTCAAAGAGCAAGGTTGGGGTAAAGTGGAGAAGAAAAAAGAATCTGCTCCTAAGAAAAAAGCTGCTAAAAAAGCACCAGAAACCAAAGCTGTTAAACCAGAAGATACAGAAGACAAGTAAGGAGTCCTAAATGGCTCTCTGTAGCGCTAGTGATGTAGAACAGTTTCTTCAAGTTGATTTAAACTCAACTGTTGAAGCTTCAGTCACTAATACTTTTATACCTTATGTAGATGCTGCTATTAAGCGTTACTTAGGTCATGATATAGAACAAGCTACATTCACAGAAATTTTTGATGGCGCAGAACAACAAGATTTATTTCTTCGTCACATACCTATAGCTTCTATAACCTCTGTTACTGAAGATGGTAACACATTAGTTGCAGGAAATGAAAAAGATTATGTTCACTATGATAATGGAAAACTTAGAAGAATAACTATTCGTTGGTCCGGTATAAAACCTAAAAATATTTCAGTTACTTATGTTGGCGGTTATCAATCAGCAGATATTCCAGAACAAATTAAATTTACTTCTGCTAAAGCAGCAGCAAGAATGGTGATGACAGCACTTCAAATTTCAGCAAAAGCAGATACTGGAGAAGTAGGCTCTCACTTAGCCGATAATACCTCTACTTCAAGTTTTGATGTTCCAATAACTGAAAGAATAGGGGATTATGATGTTGCTTATGGAGATGTTGTAATACAAAGTCTTACCCCTGTTTTAACACAAGCTGATATGGCCGTATTAAACCCATTTAAAAGCAGATTCTTTGTATAATAGAGTATGGTACATAGAAAAGCTCCATCTTTGGAAGAGGCAAGGGAGCTCTTTCTAGAAGACCCTAACAAAATGCTCCAAGAGTGGGCAGATGAATGGGGGGTCACACATGAAAGAGTTCGTCAATTAAGAATAGAATCCGGCGTACCTCAACGCGGTGCATACAATGAAGAAACTGCTGAAGCAATATTAGAAATTATTAAAACTGGTCGTGGTGGTCTTACTACTCCTAGAACTTATGAAGAACAATCTATTGGGCTAGAAAGATTCAAAACTTGGATGGAAGAAGAAGAAGGATTAGCAGATAGAGTTAATGAAGCTCAAAAAATAGCTGCTAAAAGTTTAAAAGACCCTATTGAAAAAGAATGTAAGTATTGTCGTGAATGGAAACCTGTAGAAGAATATAAAAGAAATCAAAGATATTTAGACGGTCTAACAAGATTTTGTATTGAATGTATAGATATACTTAAACAAAAAAAAGAAGATTTAGGTGATGATAAAATGAAAATATGTTTGTCTTGTAAAAAAGATAAAAAATCTTCACATTTTGCTAAAAACCCAAATTCACCAGATGGGTTAAAGTTATTTTGTAAAGATTGTCACAAAGTTTCTAAAAGAAAAAAAAGACAAAAGAATAGGGTAATAAACAAAGATGCCTAGATATGACTACAAGTGTTTGTCTTGTGATACAAGTTACGAGATAACACACAAAATAACTGAGGAACCAGAAATTTTGTGTCCTAAAGATAATGTAGTTTGTAAAAGACAAATTGCAAAAAATGTACTATTTGAAACATCTGGAAATTTAGAATGGTCTGGAAACCCTAATGAAATGGGTAATGATATTAAAAGAAAATATTCTAAACTTAAAAAAAGGAAATACAAGTGGTAAAAGATGAAGGTAACCAAGAAATACTAAGTGGTAAAAACCGATATTTTTTGCACTATAAAAATTATTCTATACTCGAAGACCCTGTTCAAAAAAATAATTATCTAATAACAATGTATGTACCGATTAGAGAGTTTGTTTATAACAGACCCGGACTAAAGCAAACTTTACCTATTCATCCTAATTGTAATACTGTTGATATAAATGAAAAAAATAAAAACAATGTTGTTAAACAAATAAAACAAGAATTTGGAGAAATGGGAACTTTTCACTTAATATCACAAGGAATAAAAATAATTTGTAAAGATGTTGAAGTATCAGATACTGGACAAAGAGTAGCTTTTAATATTACAGATTTGACAAATGAAGGAATTATTGATGGAGCCAATTTATATTTAGCTATAAATGAACTTAGTACTGAAGAAATTTCTAAACACTCTTATGTAAAAGTAGAAATGCATGTATTAGATAATACAGGTGTAAGTGATAATATGACAGAATATCTTGATACCAAAATTTCTTTAGACAATAAAATTAATTTAACCAAAAAAGAATTATATTGGCTTGAAGAAATTATTGATACAACAGATTACAAAGACAAAATAGATTTAGTAGATGTATTATGTTATATAAACTTATTAAGAAATAATTATTATGATGCAGATGTAGACAATCAACCAACAGACTCATATTGGAATAAACAAAAAGTAAAAGAAGTGTATAAACAAAATCCTTCTAGCTTTGCTCAATTTGGACCTTTAGTTAAAGACATACTTTACTTACATGACTATATTAATTTTAAAACACAAGAATTGTGGCCTAATAAAAGAGGAAGTTTAAATAGTTTAGGACTTACAACAAAATATAAACAAAAAGCTTATAGTTTAGAAATATTAGATAAAAAATTAGATTACAAAATGCATGAAGCAGTTTTATGTATATTACTTAATGGTTTTCGTTCTTTTGTTATATTTAACCCAGATAGAAGTGCAAGATGGTCTAAAGACCTTGATGAAATCCTTAAAATTTATGATATTGTAATATTAGAAATTATAACAATAATAAAAGACTACAGTACTCAGTTAGGTCATAATCCACACTTATTAGGCAAAAATGCAATGTTGTATAGTATCGTCTACAAAGAGTTTATGATGAGTGATTTACTAAACCAATTTTTATAAATTTCTGATGTAAAGTAAAGATATGCCGATACCACATAGATTTTTACCAGAAACAGCAACTATACAAACCGTTTCAGACACTACCGTTGACGAAAGAGGTTTACCTAGTGATAGCTGGGCAGATACATACACTGATGTTAAATGTAAATTTGAATCATTAGGTGCAGAAGAAGACAGAGAAGGTAGAAATACTACAATTGAATCTTTTAATGTTTTTATAGAAAAAGGTATTGCAGTTACTCCGGGAGATAGACTTCTAAGAGGAAGTGACTATCATGAAATTACATTTGTACAACCTTTATTAGATAGGTATGGAGTAGAGTGTTACAAAATGCTGCAAACATTCGTATCTAAATAATGGGCCAAGTTTATAATTCTAAAAAACGAGAAGAAAGAAAAAAATCAGGTTCAAGAGCCCCAGATGTATTTAGAACTGGTTTATATAAATACGGAAAGCTAGCTGGTACTGCTAAGGTTGTCCCAGGAATTGCTGGTACAAGAATAGCACAAGGTTTATCAAGACAAAGAAATTTAGCATATCCTGTAGCTCGTTGGTTAGGTAACTTAGACGCTTTTTTTAATAAAAATAGAGACTCAAATAACAGTATAGTAAGACAGCAAATTGGTAGAACTCTTCGTATTGCTTCTGGTTCTATTTCTGGTAGAGCAATAGATGCTGTTGCAAGACCTTTTGGAAGTTTTGGATTAGGTGCATCACTTGGACCACTAGCTTCTCGAGCTATGCGTATTCAATTAGGTAAACAGTTAAGTAAAAGAAATCCTATTGACAATGCAATTTCAAAATTAACTAATAAAACCAGTGGTACAGGAAAAGTTAATGGTGGTAAAACAAACTGGGCTGTTAGAAAAAATCCAGATGTACAAAAAGAAGCTCAAAAAGTTTTATTAACAGCTTATAGAAATATATTAGCTATGGCTCCAGATGTATCTTCGGGTCAATTTTTAATAGGTAAAAGAGGATTTGAAAATAAACTTGACAGTAAATTAATGAATGATGTTGAAGCTTGGAATAAAATGAGTATAGCTTATAGGAATGATAAAGGGAAAAAAGAATTTAGAGATGTATTTGGTTTCAAACAACCTGGATTAGCAAGACAGTTTTTGCTAAACAGTGTTAATTTAGAGAATGTAAGAGCAACTAAAGGAACTAGAGTTGACCATTTTTTCTATGGAGAAGTAGGAATAGGTGGTGATATGAGAGGATTCCCTTGGATATGGGCAGTTGAGTACGGAGGAGATATACCAGTTATGTACCCAGCTAAAGTAAAAGGTAAACATGCCCTAAATAGAGATAAAGATGGAAATCCTATTTATGCACAAAAGTTAAGAGATGTATCAGATGTAGGTACTCAAAATAAAATTATGAAAGAAACTGGACAACCTTTAGATAGTTATATTCCACATAACCATTTTATTCAACCAACTTTTTTTGTTCATAGGGCTGCTGAAAAAGCTGCAATGTCAGCTAGCAAAAAAGTTATGGTACAGCAAGTAGTTCTTACCAGCCCAGCATCAAGATATTATGGAGAATGGCTAAAAGGAGCTAAAAGAAAAACAGCTAAATCTAAAAAAACAGGTTACTCAAATAAGTTTAATAATAAAACTTCTAATCAACAATTTAGAAGAGCTTTGCAATTTGATAGAGGACAGGGTGCAAGACAGTTAAACTTTATGGACCAAAAAATACCTGGCCCACGAGTTGAAATGTCTCATGGAGGATTTTATTCTAAAGAACTATCAGATGCAATAGGTGTAAAACAAGTACCAGAAGAATTTGCATTTTCTTTTGGCTTTCGTACAAGACAAGGCGACTCTGCCGCTGTTCTTAAAAAAGCAGCAGATGTTTATATTAGAAATGGTGGTCTTACTTCATCTTTTAATAAAGGAGTAGTAGATAAAATAGAAAAAGCAATCAGAAATGTTCCGGGTAGAAGTAGAGTTAGTGATGAAAGAAATCGAGATGATGCTGAAAGATATGCTAGGTTATTTAAACAATATAATACTGCACAAGGTAATGTTAAATCAAACCATAGACGAGCTGAATATCTAGACAAAGTTTATGACTTTAGTGTTAAATTATCCCCAGAAGGAAGAAGTGCAAAAGTCAATTTAAGAAGAAAAAGAGGAACTGTCAAAGCTGATAAACAAAGACGAATTGAGAGAACTAAGCAACAAAAATTAGCTAAAAATGTATTTTCAGATTTAGACATTCAGACATTACTTAAAGAAATAGGTGACTTCTAAATTCAATGATATAATACTTTCACAATGGGTATTAAAAAAGTAGGTGTGCATCCACATCAAACAATGAAATTTCCACCAGATGGGGAAATTATCTTCAGAGAATGGGCTATAAATACACCAATTATTACAAGTGTTTGTGGTACACGAATTGCTACAAGATTACCTAGAAACGCAGAATTACCATTCCTAACATTCTTTGTTGCTGGTGGAACAATGCTTAGCCCACAAGGCGATGCTTCTATAGGAAATATAATTATAAATGTAAATGCTTTTGCTGGAAGATGGGGTTCTGGTTCTGGTTCTCAACCAGATTATGCTACTGCTTTAGAATTAGCAAATGCTGTAGCTGAAGCTGCTTTTAAAACTGGAAAAACTATTGTACACACATCAACAACTTCAACAAAATCAGTAATTTATGGATTTGATATACCAGAAATGCCTAGCCGTATCGAAGAAACTGAAACCGGATTAGGACATTATGAGCTATCATTAAGTATGTATTATCGAGGACTAGATTGATATGAGTAACAAAAAAATAAAAGTTAAGATGAATCCTTTGTTAAACAAGAGCGTTGTCAGAGATACTGAGAGCCAAATTGTTTTTCAAAATGATTGGGTAGAAATACCGGTCGATATTTGGGAGCGTCTCAAAGATAACAAATACAATCAAGGCGGGGAGCGCATACCTGTTTTGCTTGCAGACGAAGATGTTATTGAGGAAGAACCAGTCGACTATTCAACAGAATCTGACGAAGAGACTGTTGAGGAGGTAGTGGAAGACTTCTTTATTGCTGAAGAAGAGTAACCGGCAAAGCAGAATCGACTTTTTATAAAGTCGGCAGAGCTCTGCTGATAAGTATAAGTATAAGATATGTTAGGAGATAACACATGAGCTATAATACAACAGGAACAATATCTGAAGTATTAATAGGTACAGGCGTTCTCTATATTAAAGATAGGACTACAACATCCTTAGCTTTTCCCGGAGATGATGGGTCAAATGCTTGGGATGACCCAACTGGTATGTCACCAGCATGGGACGAAGTAGGATATTCTGAAGATGGCTGGACATTAGAAGTTGATAAAACTTTTGAAGATGTCATGGTTGCAGAAGAATTAGACCCTATCAAGACACTTAAATCAGCACAAGAAGTAAGACTCACAGGAGAGTTAGCGCAAGCTTCTCTTTCTAACTTAGAAGTCGCAATGGGTGGCGGTGCAACAACAGACAATGGTTCTGGAGGTTTCGCTACAGGATACTTTGAGTATCTTCCACCAACAACAGACTCCTTTACAGAGTATGCTCTTGTGTTACATACTGATGGACAAGCAGGAAGCGATAGACAATTTCACATGCCACGAGCAGTGAATACTGGTTCTTTCGCAATGGCTCACCAAAAAGCACCTAATAAAGTTACTTTGGCAACAGAATTTAAACTTCTTGTTCCAGACTCAACTTTAAATGTTGGTACTACTGGTGGTCAATATCACTTGTTCAAAGTTGTCGAAAATAGAAACGACAGTGACGAATTAGATATTAACTAAAATAGTTAAAGATAGGAGATTAAGATAGTGGTAAAAGACTTTGACGAGGCTTATAAAGCCGACAAAAAAGAAAAATTGCAGATTAAAGTAGCGGGAAAAACATACGATTTACCTGCTACTTTACCTGCGAGAACAGTTCTTGCACAGATGAGATACGCAGGAGAAGAAGCAGTCCCAATAGATATGATTCCAGAATGGATTGCATCATTGGTTGGACAAGATAATTTTGACCAGATGCTAGAGGATGGTATCACATGGGACCAAATGAACGACTTACTTACTTACTTACTACAAGAATACGGTCTACAAGTGGCTGGTACAGAAGTAGTAGGAGAAGTTGAAGACTCTGAGGGAGACGAAGACTCCCCAAAATAAATTGGACCTACGAAGACATAATTGAACTCTGGGGTCCGATTGAATCAGATTTCCTCCGTTTTTATCA